GCTTGAGGATGAGCTTGAACGCCAAGCCAACGAATCTGAAAAGCCGTATGTTGAACCACTATATAGAAGGAGATTCAAGAAATGAACAACATGATTCAGCAAAGGGTTGCTGCTGTTCTACTCAAGCACCCTGAAACCAAAGACGATGACCGAATGCTTACTGCCTATTATTGGACAATGCAGATGGCAGATGAAGGTATCAGATTAGAAACCTTTGATGATTTTAAACGTGAGTACACATTCGGAAAGTTAACGGATGCACAGACCATCACAAGAATCAGACGTAAACTTCAAATGGAACGCCCACAATTCAGAGGCAAGAAGTACCTGGAGAAGATGAACAAGGTAAATAAAGTTAAAGAAGACTTGGGCTATGGTGTACAAAGCAACGGTTAGGCTTTCATTATCTTCAGGAGTAACCATTCAAGGCACAGTCAACGGAGATTGCAAAACGCCAAAGGAGTTCTTTGATATATGCTGTGATTATTTTATTGATGAGGTGTGGCACGATGGCAGCTCTATTGATGACATTGAAGTGAGTAGTATTCAACCGGCTGATAGCTTTTCTAAACTGATTGCACTAAGTACAACTCTTGACGATGATCAAGCCAAACACGGACACGACTACACACCATTTCACAGATACAAGATTTTAGAAAACTTTTAGTATATTTGTATATCAAACAACAGGGTAGGAGCTGTTATGTAAAAAGATTTTTGCCTCGGCTGGTTAGATGGACTCCTACACATCTAATCGGTACGGGGCTTTTTTTATGGCACAAAATAAGAAATCATTCATATTGTACACCGACTTAATTCATACGGTGGAGCAGTTAAACGAGGAACAAGCTGGGAGATTGTTTAAACACATTCTTAGTTATGTCAACGACCTTGATCCTGAAACAGACGATGTTATCACAAAGATTGCATTTGAACCTATTAAACAACAATTGAAGCGTGACCTTCAGAAATGGGATAGCTACATTGAAAAGCAGAGCCTTAATGGGAAAAAGGGTGGCAGACCAAAGAAACCCAAAGAAAGCGAAAAAACCCAAGCCTTTTCTGAAAAACCCAAAAAAGCTGATAGTGTAAATGTAAGTGTAAGTGATAGTGTAAATGTTAATGTAATAAATAAGAGAGATAAATCTCTCTTGGTGGAAAGGGATGAAATCTTTGATCAGGTTTGGAAGGCTTACAGCCAAGTTTCAACACGACAACCGGGAAGCAAAAAAGATGCAGCCGCTAAGTTTAACAAACTAAAAAAGCCTGAGCTTGAAAAGATAAGGGAACACCTACCACAATTTCTCAAGAATCACATCGCAGCTCAAAAGACAGATTATCTTCCTAACTTTACAACGTATTTAAACCAAAGGAGATACGATGACGAAAAGCTGCCGTATGCGGATAGTCAAAACGAATTAGATAACTGGACATTATGAAACACGGATCTTTATTTAGTGGTTTAGGTGGATTTGATTTAGCTGCTGAGTGGATGGGATGGGAGAACATCTTTCACTGCGAATGGATGGAATTTCCTCGTAAGGTCTTAGACTACCACTTCCCAAACGCTGACTCACACATTGATATATGTAAAACTGATTTTAAAAAATATGCAAACGAAATTGACATTCTCACAGGAGGATTCCCATGCCAACCATTCTCAATGGCAGGAAAAAGGGAAGGAACAGATGATGAACGCTATCTATGGGGCGAAATGCTTAGAGCAATACAAGAAATTAAACCGACATTCGTCATCGCTGAAAACGTCGCTGGTATCCTTAGTATTGATGACGGATTGGTATTCGAGCAGGTGTGCCTTGACTTGGAAGCTGAAGGGTACGAGGTTCAGCCGTTTGTTATTCCAGCTGCAGCCAAAAACGCTCCGCACAGAAGGGACAGAGTCTGGTTCGTTGCTATTAAAAACGCCATGCTCAGCAGATGCCTACACAGAGAATCTAAGCAAGAAGGAACAGAAGTTCGGAAACAGTGGAACACTCGCTCAAGAGGTTCAGAGTGGGTTCATTTATCAGAGGGGGATGCTACCAACACCGACGGCAACGGATTTCAAGGGGGCATACCCACCNNNGAATTACCTTTCCTAAATGGAGAGCAGAATCAATCAAAGGATACGGAAACGCCATAGTGCCACAGGTAGCATTTGAGATTTTTAAGCAATTAGAAAAATTATACTTAGAATTGTAATCATGTTTATTCAGGATGTTAATCAGGAGATGATATTGGAGCGGTTAAAAAAGCTCTGTTCATTAGGAGGCATTAAGCCACCACAACAAGGCAAAGAGTTCATCGAGTTTATTCAAGACGGATTCGCACGATGCGAGATTGAAACGATGGACAAAGCCTTTCGTGAATACTTATTAGGCAAGTACACCATTAGACAACCACAGCAATTGAACGTCAAGTTTGTGAGCGACATTATGAACGCCTACATCAAAGACAACTCTCACACGATCAAACTAAAACCAAGAGAGTATTTGGCAATAGAAGCACCGGTTGACAATAGTCCAAAGATGTCATCCTTTGAGATAGCCAAAAGCAATTGGGAAAGTGTCAGAACAAAAAGGGCGGCAGTCTTCCCATCTCTACTGAGCAACGCATGGGATGAGTTAACAGACAAGCCAAAGATTGATGAGAAGCGAGTGGGTGAGTTAGTGGAGATGATACACGACAATCAAAACATTTGGTTTTATAAAATGAAACGAGAGCGAGGGCATAAGCAGAAACGCTCACAATTAGACGAGGAAATTATTTACAAGGCAGCCTGTATGGCATACTATTTAGAACTATGAAAGATTTTTATCCAGAATACATTGCAGCAAAGCAAAAGCTTACACGATTAGAAAAGCAACACGATAACTACAAACGTAAGGTTAGAAATGAAATCAGAGAGTATCAAGTGACCATTCACAAGATGAGGCATGAAATACTAAAACTCAAAGGTCACAATGTCGAAAGATGTCACGAGCTTTATGAAAGAATCCTAAACGAGTACGGAATCACTGAGGATGAACTGAAGTCACCAATGCGTGACAGATCAATCGTTAATGTCAGACATGCTTTGTTTTATCATCTAAGGCATCGCAGAAATTTCAGCACCATCAAAATAGGTTCAATATTCAATCGTGACCATTCAAGCGTTATCAATGGATGTAAGCGAGTGGAGAATTGGCTGGACATTCCTCAGGTGTACAGAGAGGAATTAACCATCTTAGAGTTAATCAATGGAGCTGACGGTCAAAAAGGGGCGTGAGTTCGTTCACATAATTCTGGAGAATGACAAGCAAGTCATCTACTATGCAAAGAAATACATGAAACAAGGCTTCGAGGTTTACAGCATTTGCAATGACAAGACTGTGCGTTTATTGTGTAAAACTTCTTAAATACCTATTGAAATTGCAAAGAACTTTGACATATCAAAAAAGCCGACATCATAAACGAGCTGACAACAGCCGAATGGTTGAGGGAAGTTTGTCAGAAGATAGGGAAGCACCAAGCAAATGATTTGTATCAGGAGGTGTTCCTCATAATCTGCGAAAAGGATGAAGATTGGATATTGGAAAAATACAACAGTGGATATTGGGAAGGGCTTGTCATTCGCATTGTTGTCAATCAAGCCTATGGTCAATACACGAGGTTTAACAAACTATTTAAACAAGAGCCAATGTTGGATTCCTCAAAGCTTGAGATTCCTGATCATGATGTGGATTACAGAAAAGAGATACTGCACTACTGCATTGACATTGTTTTGCGAGAATACGATTGGTATCACACCAAAATTTGGAAGCTGTATTCTGAAGGAGGGCGAAACATTAAACCAAAATCAGCACGATCAATCAGCAGAGCAACCGGCATCAGTAGGCACGAGATAGACAAAGTGATCAACGAGATTAAATACAAAGCAAATAAACAATTCAAAAAATATGAGCCTTACATTTGAGATATTAGGACTCGCCTCTATGGGAGTAATTCTTGTAAGAAACTTCACATACAAGTTCAAGGTTAAGCCATTTACCTGTGAGCTATGTATGGCGTTTTGGTTGAGTGTACTGTACTTCCACTCCTTGGAGGGAGTTCTATTCTCATTTGCAAGTGGGATGATAGCAGCGATATTGAACAGATATGTATGAACTAAAAGACATCAACGAAGTAATTGACACACTACAAAGACATTTAAAATACCGAAAAGGCTTCGCCATAAGTCAACCAAGACCAAGCGAAGTCAATGAGGCACTAACCAAAGTAATCAGAATACTAAATGAACAAAGAACAAATTGACTTCATCCTCACAGAGATGTTGCCGGTGTTTCAGAAATGGAAAGAAACACAAGTATTAAAAATGACACCTGAACAAAACGTTGAGTTCAGAGCAGTCTATGTACAAGAGATGGGTAAACCACTTCCAACGTGCGGCAATTGTGTAGTTGAGGGAATGCTCTCAATGATTATCAGAGCGGAGGCACAGAAGAAGGAACTCAACACTCTTGCAGACGATGAGCAACCGATTAAAAAAAAGCGAAGAAAACGTGTCGTGCGTAACACAAATAATACAACAGACCTGGGCGAAGGATAAGCCTTGGCTTGTTGTGGGTACAGGTGCATCTCTTGAGAGGTGGGATACTTCTATGATGTTAGACTATAACGTCTGGACAATTAATGGAGCATTGGAAAAAACACGCTACGCAGATATAGCAGCCTTCCACGATCCTGTGATTTATAACGAACCACACAAATACATTCACGGAAAATACAAAGCACGTTTCATTCTGACTAGAACCTGCAATAAAAAGATATACGACAACACCATCTTTGTGCAATTTAAGATTGATCCCAATATCGGTCACTACACATTCAGAACATTCAACTCAAGTTCATTTGCATTTGAACTACTGATGAACCGATTTGATCAGGTTTACACGTTAGGCATAGATGGAGGGAAGGCATTATATCAAGGACTTACTGAACACTACATCCAAGCAGAACAAGGAACAGACTTCAACGCTCATAATGCTCATATGCACGAACTCCAACAAAGAACCAAATGTCAACTGATTAGACTTTGAAACGTCATGTAAAAATATATCTTGATTATTTCGGCTATGACACAACCGATTGGATACCTTGTGAAATATGCGGAAGCAGTGCAAATGATATTCATCACATTGAACCAAGGGGAATGGGCGGAAGTAAAACTAAAGATGTAATTGAAAATCTGATGGCGGTTTGTAGATCTTGCCATGAAAAATATGAAGGGAACAAAGCGGACAAAGAGATGTTAAAAGTTGTCCATAAGGTTAAGATGACAGAAAGAAAATGAATATACAAGTAGTAAAAATAAAAGACATCAAAAGTAACCCGAACAATCCTCGTGTAATAAAAGACGAGAAGTTCCACAAGCTATGTGAATCTATCAAGGCATTCCCTAAAATGCTTGAGCTACGACCAATCGTTGTCAATGATGATATGGTTGTACTTGGAGGCAATATGCGATTAAAAGCACTAAAGCATTTAGGATTAAAGGAAGCACCAATTATTAAGGCATCAGACTTAACCGATGACCAACAACGTCAGTTTATTATTAAGGACAACGCTGGATTTGGTGAGTGGGATTGGGATATGATAGCCAACGAGTGGGATACTGCTGAACTTGAGGAGTGGGGTATTGATGTTCCTGTATTTGCTGAAACAGAACTTGAAGCAGAAGAAGATGACTTTGCTGTACCTGAAGGCGGGATA